TTATTTTGCCGTTGGCTCTTCGACCTGATAACTGTCAAAGTCAAAGACTTTAAGCCCGATTCGCTCATTGACGTCAATAAAACTTTGCTGCAACGGCTTGACCTCGTTTGTCGCAAACACTTTGGCCACCGTCATCGCGTCGCCAAGACCACCGGCAGACTTAGGAACAATCCCCATCAGCGCAGGCGGTACGCGATGAATCGCCATCATGTCCTCCGCGCTCACGGATTTGATATTGAGAAACTCGTCCTTCGCCGCGACCTCCGCGATGGGGATTAGTTTAATGCCGTCAGGATTTCCGCCCGGTGCGCGCAATACTACATTTTTAAAATTTCCTGATCCTTTCGACTCTCGAAGCTGCGCCTTGACTGCATCCCAGCCATTCTCGTCGATTTTCGTGTCAGTCGAATAGAGAATAAAGCCAGCGTGTGAACCATTCTTATAATAACGGACGCGGAATTTCGTCGCCGCCGAATTTAAATCAATCGAATCCATCGCCGCTAAATAATAAGGTACGCCATAGATTTCCTGCTTAAGATTTGGTTGCATGATATGAATCACATCGTCGCCGGGGATTTCTTCGTAGTTCAACTGAACAAAATTATTACGGAGATAGACAAAGTCTTTTAGGTTTGACGCGCGGCGCATGTACAACGCCAATCGGCTTTTCATTCCGATGACTTTGCCAAATCGATTGCGCTGCATCTCAAGATAGCCATTACCCAAAACCAAATAATTAAAAGCCAGCTTTTCAAATTCCGAGCGGCTCAAAAACTCCGTCGGCTTAAAAGTGACTTTAAGAATATTCAATTTGGCAAGCAGAGCGGACGCATGGTGCAGCCCTTTAGTCAGCAGACGCTCGACATCGTACAAGTTAACAGGCGGCTCGTACCAATTGCCGTTATCAAAGCAGCCTATAAAATCAAACAGACTGTAAACATCTTGATAATCCTCAAACGAGAATACATCACAGTCAAACTGACCCTCTTTCAAAATCTCATTACTCATAATAAAACCCTCAAATTAAAATACATCAACCGAACCACGCGCCGCCACGCCGTCGAGCGGCTCTTGGTAGAACACCTGCAACGCCGCCCACGCGACATCCGCGTGGCTCAACTCTTTAGTCCGACCGCTGACATAAGTCACATTGCGGCCGCTGCCGGTCACAGCCGTGCGAATACTCATAAAAGCCGCCGTGAAATCCTTCCAGTCAAGCTCCCACTCGACGCGTCGCTCACGCATGAGCGCGTGCATCTTATTAATCATCAAATACTTTTCCTGCATCGAGTATTGAACCCCGATTACAGGCGGATAGAATCCCTGAACAATCTGGAAGACGGCCGCGCCCAATCCCGTTTTATCGATGACAACCTTTTGCACGTTGTACCGCTCGAACGCCTTTTTAATAAAGGCCGCCTGACTTTGGAAATCATTTCCGTGCAACATCTGACGCTCAACAATTCGGAACTTGTCGCCAGCAAAGCGAGGCGGCACGACAGCCACAAAAGCCGCCGCGTCGCCTGAATCGGCAGGGTCATAGCCCAACCAAACAGGCAGATTCCCAACAGGGCGCGCCGCAAACGGTTTATAAAATTCCGCCCACTCGTCCCACGAATCGACCGCGCAGCGTTGCAACGCCGTGAAATCAAAGACGTTGTCGCCATCCTCCACAAACTCACACATAAAGAGCTGACGAAATTCAGCCGGCGAGTTTTCGAGCAGGAGCTGCTGGCGGTCAAACAAATTACAGCCGCGCCGCTCCGCATCGTCGAGCGTCACAATTTGACGCCATTGCCCATCTTCGCAGGCGCGGCCGTCAACCAGCGCGTCATGGCTGACATCGAGTTTGATATGCTCCGACTTATCGCGCCCCTCATTAAATTGCTCGCCAGTCCAAAATGAATAAGCCGGATGGGACACCGCCGACGGCGTCGAAAAATAAGTAATTCGATACTGGCTCTGCGAGGCCATAGGCTTCGCCAAGCGCGTCAGCTCTTTGAAATCGGGAATCCAGAAATACTCGTCAACATACAAGTCGCCGTGTCGGCCTTGAGCCGTGCGCGAATTAGTCCCCAAGAAATATAAGACCGAGCCATTCCCCAATCGAATATCCGCGCCCTTCAGCTCGACGCCCACCATCTGCGCCATGTCGATTTGGTATTGCTTAAATTGAAACGCCTGCGCCTTAGACGCAGACAGGAACACTTTATTTTTCCCAGTCATCAACGCATCAACCAATGCCTCACGCGCAAAGAAAAACGTCGCCCCGATCTGACGACTTTTGAGCAGATTGCGGAACCGTACTTTCTGATTAAACCAAATCCGCTGATATTCAAACATTTGCTCCCTGAAGATTTCCTGCAAGCGCAAGACCTGCTCTGCCGTGAAACTATTCGGCGCAGGCTTAGTTGCCGAGCGCACATTCTCACGCTCCCGACGCTCACGCGGCGGATTGTCGATAGTCGGCACATCCCAGGGCAGGCCGTCTGAAACCGCCGGAGCATCTGCCACCGGCGCGACCTCATTCAAATCAGGCTGACGCGCGTCGGCTTTCTTTCCGCCCGATACCAGCGCAAAAAGCTGCCGCATTTCCTTATAGTCCGCGTCCGATTTCTTCGGCTGCGCAATCAAAATATGCAAACGCATTTCCGCCGAAGCAGCCACGCGCACCGCCGGACTGCCGCCGTCCCAATTATCGCGGCTCTTCCACGAATAGACCGCCGGCGCCTTAAGACCAAGATGTCGGGCAATCTCCGAAATCCGCCAGCCCTGCCAATAAAGCTCACGCGCCATCAAGCGCGGATCGACATTTGGTTTGATTAACGATTCTTTTGTCATCTCTCAAAAAATAAAAAAGTCTGAAAACCAAACAATCAATGATTTTCAGACCGCCTTAAACCCAAACGCCTTTTAAAAAAATCCTCAAAAATCGCAAAGCATAGAAAAACCGTCCAGCGCTTGCCAAACTAGGCCCAGCCGCGCGCGAGAGCATCCACCCATGACCTATAAAAAAACCGATGGGCGCGTCATCGGCGTCAGCGGCGAAACCGCAGACGGCCGCACCATCTCATCCAAAGAGCTGGAAGAAATGGCCGAACAATACGACCCCGAAATCTACGGCGCGCGCATCAACCTCGAACACATGAATTTTCTGTTCCCTGATTTCGCAGGCGGCTACGGCGACGTCGTCGAACTCAAAGCCGAGCCGTGGGCGAAAGACGAAACCAAAACCGCACTGCTCGCCAAGCTGAATATTACCGAGAGCCTCCAGAAACTTTGGGACAGCGGCCAAAAAATCTACACAAGCATGGAAATCACGCCGCGCTTTGCCGATACCAAAAAAGCCTACCTGACCGGCCTCGCCATTACCGACACCCCGGCAAGTCTTGGCACGACCGCAAACTACACCGCCGCCAAGAATAAGGCCGAAGAAAAAATCTTTACCGCCTACCGCCAAACCGAAACGCAGGAAATCGCCATGACCAAGCCTCAAGACAGCAACCAAGACAGCAACCAAACCGAAAACCAAGCCAAACAACTGACCGAAGAACACGCAGAAAGCATTTTCAGCCGCCTGTTTGCCAAATACTTCGGCAAAAAAGAACCGGAGCAAGAAACACCGACCATCAATCCGGAGCAACCAAGTGAGCCAAAAGACGGCCAGCAAATCAAGCAAGACGGCTGGGACGGTTTCGCCAAAGCCGCCCAATTAATCGAGAAACTGGACGAAAAAATCGAAGCCCAGCAAACCGAATACAACGCCCTGCGCGCCGAGTTTGACAAATTCAAATCCGAAATCGAAGCCGCGCCCTATACCGGCCAACGCCAAGAACACAGCGGCAGCCAATCCGCCGACCGCATTGTTTGGTAAGTAAATTGTTTGGTAAGCAAACCGAAAATCCACCCATCCCCAATACCACAGAAAGCGCACCATGAACCAAACTAAATTAAGTCTCGCCATCGCCGCGATGATTTCCGAAGTTGCCGCCGCCCAAGGCATCAGCAAAGAGCAAGTCAGCAACGGCTACACCATCGCGCCAACCGCCGTGCAGACCATGTACGACGAAATCGCACAAAACACCGAGCTACTGCAAAAAATCAACCTGCGCCCAAAAACTGAAAAAGTCGGCGAAGTCATCGGCCTCTCATCCGGCCTGATCGGCAGCAATACCGACACCACCGGCGCAGGAAAAGAACGCAAACCCAAGCCAATCCACAATTTGAGCGGCCGCAAATACTCGCTCGAAAAAACCAACTTCGACGCCGCCCTGCGCTATGACGAAATCGACCAATGGGCGCACCTGACCGATTTTCCGAAACACATCAACAAAAAAATCGCCGAATCCATCGCCCTGTCTTTGGTCACCATCGGCATGAACGGCACCAGCCGCGCCGATGATTCCGACGCCGCAGCCAACACAATGCTGCAAGACGTTGCCAAAGGCTGGCTTCAAAAAATGCGCGAAGAAAACAAAGCGCGCTGCATCGGCACAGCAGGCACGTCGGTCACATCCGTCCCATACGGCCCGGGCGCAACCAATTACAAAAACCTCGATGCCGTCGTCACTGACGCGCTCAACATCATGGACGAACGCTTTGCCGACCGCTCCGACTTTGTCGTCTTGGCCAGCCGCCGTACCGTTGGCGACAAATACCTGCGCATCGTCAACAAATCAGGCGACACAGCTACCGAAATCGAAGCAGGCGGCCGTCTGAACAAAGAGCGCACACTGGGCGGCCTGCCGGTTATGTACGTCCCCAATATGCCGCAGAACACCCTGCTGATTACCCCGGTATCGAACCTGTCGATTTACTACCAAATCAGCGGAGAGCGCCGTTTGATCGTGGACAACCCACGCAAAGACCAGCTCGAGAGCCTGCAATCGAAGAACATCGACTTTATCGTCGAAGAATACGGCGCGGCCGTCTTGATTGAAAACCTGAAATACACCGAATAAAAACAGGGGGCGCAAGCCCCCGAAGACAAAAAGAAAGGCCGTCTGAAATGACCCTCATCCGCCAGCATTTTGACCAAAGCATTGCCGCTGCCGCCTCGACGGACAGCATCGACATCAACGCCCTGACCGTCTATCAGCGCCTCTACAAAAGCCTAAAAGACGACAAAGCGATTTTAAAAAACATCGCCTCAATCCAAGACAAAATCAAAGCCAAAGCAGAGATGATTCCAAATTATTCCGACTGGATTCAAGGCGTCATCGATACCGGCCGCGCGGCCGAAGACGACCAAGTGACCCCGACGCTCTTGGTTTGGATGATTGACACAGGCGCGCTCGACGCCGCCATGCCGCTGGCGAAGCTCGCCATCGAGACACAAATGGCCTCGACCGACGAATACAGCCGCACCATGCCCGAAATCATCATCGAGCAAATGGCCGAGCAAATCAGCGAAGGCAGCGACATCAGCCTGCCCAACCTGCAAACCCTGATTGACTGGGCCACAGCCAAATCAGACAACGGCCTGCACATCAACAACATGCCCGACCAAATCCGCGCCAAATTGCTCAAAGTCGCAGGCGAGCGCGCCGAAGAGCAAGGCGAAGACGAACACGCCCTCGCCCTCTACGAGCAAGCCCTCGCCTACAACGCGCGCAGCGGCGTCAAAAAACGCATCGACGCGCTGAAAAAACAGCTCGAAAAATAAAAGCTCCCCCGCCGTATGGCAGACGGCGGCCTGTCTGCAAGCCCAATCCCTTCCAGCCTGCGCCGCCGCACCTGCCATACCCCCATAAAAAAGGCCGTCTGAAATGACCGGATTTAACTTTAATACCGCCGCCCCAGCCAACACACAAACCATCGACAAACAACATATCGACAGCGGCGACTTTTGGCCGGTCATCGACCTAGACGACCTGCGCCAAGCCATGCGCATCGACACCACCATCACGCCCGACCGCCTCTTCGACACCGCCGTCAACGCCGTCGCCTACGTCAACGACCAGCTCAAAGACATCGGCGACATCGTCCCATTGGCTCAACACATCAGCCAAACCGACCCACGCCGAATC